TCTTTCTCTGACATCTCTGTAAATGATCTCCTTAAATATCTCAAAGATAAAAACTTTCCAGAAGTCCGTAAGTGGGTGGTCTCCAACTTGGACAACGATGCTACTAGTCTACTTCGCAGGGTTTACGACGCCTGTTATGATTGCCTTTCACCCCAATCTATTCCTGCTGCCGTTCTTGTTATTGCTAAGTATCAATACCAATGTGCGTTCGTGGCTGATCAGGAAATTAACCTACTAGCCGCATTAACTGAATTGATGTGTGAGTGTGAATTCAAATGACTTATCTATCAAGACAAGAAATTGGAGAGTTGGGTAGTTTTGCTGATAGAAAAAACTCATACGATGATGATAATGAATTAGAGATATTCTGTAGGTTTCTTAAAACAAATTTTTTGGAAAAATATCAAATAGTGCAAAAACCATATGGTCCATATGGGGTTGATATTGGAATATTCTTTGATAATGACCTTGTTTGTGCATTTGATCTTGAGAGATGTAAAACATGGAAAAACGACTGGCCTTCAAACTGGAGGTGTTTAAGTTTTCTCTCCAGAAAAGATGAACATTTAAAATTTCCACAATTTGGTATGGTGTGGTTTAATAATTCTCTTACTAAATTTGCAATTGCTTGGAAAAAAGATATCCTTAAATATCCAGTAGAAAAAAGGTATGTAAATGGAAAAGAAGACCCAAAGGGAGTGAGAAAAGTTAATTTTAATCATGGTAAATTATATGGTTCTTCTTTTAATTTAATTGAGACTGAAAGATTTAAAAATCGTGTAGAGTATGAATTAAAATGAAATCACTTAAAACACCATTACGTTGGCCAGGGGGCAAGTCGCGTGCTTGTGCTAAAATTGATGCATATTTTCCAGATCTGAGAAACTATGATGAGTTTCGGGAACCCTTTTTGGGTGGAGGATCTGTTGCAATTCATATTACTAAGAAGTATCCAAACCTTAAAATTTGGGTGAATGATTTATATTCTCCTCTTGTAATTTTCTGGCAGCAACTCCAGATGTTTGGGACTGAACTAAAGGATCATCTATTGCACTTTAAGAGTGTTCATTCTGATCCAGGTTCTGCCAGACAACTCTTTGATATATCAAAAACTATTCTGAATGATCCTAATACTGGAGACTTTGAGCGGGCGGTTAGATTTTATATTGTGAATAAGTGCTCCTTTAGTGGTCTTACTGAAATTTCTTCATTTTCAGAACAAGCATCTAACTCTAACTTTAGTATTCGCGGAATTGAGAAACTTCCAGAATATTCTAAGTTGATTGAGAAGTGGCGCATCACTAATTACTCCTACGATTATCTGATGGATGGAAACAGGAGTGCTTTTATGTATCTCGATCCTCCTTATGACATTAAGGATAATCTCTATGGGAATAAGGGATCAATGCACAAAGGATTTGATCACGATAAGTTTGTTGCTGATTGCGATGCTAATCCTATGGATCAATTGGTGAGTTATAATTCTGATCAACTTGTAAAAGATCGTTTTAAGAACTGGAACGCTACTGAGTTTGATCTAACTTATACGATGCGTTCTGTTGGTGAATATATGCGAGAGCAAAAACAACGTAAAGAACTGCTACTATTTAATTATGGAATTGAAGGACTGGTTAAACTCGATCAATCAGACGAAGGACAATCTGACTGAGGAAAATCCCGAATTGATAAAGGAGTATGCTCCTTATATTATTAATCGCTGCTTATCTGGGCATATTGATACAATTCTTTTTGCAAATGAGATGAATATCAATTCTCATCTTGACAAAGATATGCAATATTCTTTTTTTCTAAATACTATAAGAAAAAGGAAGAGATTTTCTCCCTGGCTCCGTAAAGATAAAATCAAAGACTTAGAATGTGTGAAGCGTTATTATGGTTATAGTAACGAGAAGGCTTAAGGTTCGTGAGACTTTGACTCGCATCGGAGTTGCTTCTAGAAAGGAAAAAAAACTCTATCAATCCTGCCACATTCTTCACAAGCAAGGTAGGTATTTTATTGTTCACTTTAAAGAGTTGTTTGCTCTTGATGGTAAGCACGCAAATCTCACAGTAAATGATGTTCAGAGACGAAATCGTATTGTTCGTCTTCTTGCAGATTGGGGACTTATTACTGTTGTGAAGCCTGATTCTGTAACTGATATTGCTCCACTCAATCAAATTAAAGTTCTTGCTTATAAAGATAAGGGTGATTGGATACTGGAACAAAAGTATAATATTGGTAAAAAAGGAAAAGGTGTAGATCCCGAATAAATAAGTATGAGACTCTTTTCGTGCGGTCTCTACAAAAGTCGGAACACCCTAAAAAGAGGTTGGGTTTTTTCCCTTCCTCTTTTTTTCGTATCTTGTATAATTAGTAGTATCGAATGCTTCGGGTTCGATACTAACACACTCGCTTTTTAAGGAGAACTATTATGTACACAACACTTGCAAAGTATAACACTGGAAATATTGAAAAATTTTTAACTGATTTAGAAAAAAATTTTATTGGTGCAGATGAATGGTTTCACCGTTTTGGAACGGTGCATGAATCTTCTACCAATTATCCACCATACAATCTAATTAAAGAAAGTTCCACAGAGTTTACTTTAGTGATTGCTCTTGCTGGATATAAAAGAGAAGATATTGAAGTATCTTCTGAATGGAATAAACTTTTTGTAGAGTGTAAGAAAGCACCTACAGAATATGAGTATATGCATAATGGAATTGCTCGTAGAGCATTTACACGAACTTGGACCCTTTCTGATGATGTAGTTGTTGGTGATATTTCTTTTGAAGATGGATTACTCACTATTAAACTAAATAGAGTTATTCCAGAACATCAAAAGAAAAAGGTATATGAAATCATTTCAGGAGTTCATGGAAATCTTAAAGGAGATGAAGGGTGATTTTGGGTCTGGTACAATGCCACCAAAACCAAAATGTTATGGAAAAACCACAACTTATGCTATACTTCCTGGAAAGAAAGTTTGTAAGTTTAAAAGAAAAAGATAAATAGAATTACTATCGTTGGCGCGAGGAGCACCTGTCAAAACCAGGTTGACTCCTCCTTTTTTTATTGGTAGAATATGTAGAGGTATGGAGTAAAAATGACTGTAAAACTTGTTCTTCTTAAATCGGGAGAAAATATAATTTCTGATATTAAAGAAGGATTTTTTGAAGACAAACTTGTTTGTTATCTACTAGAAAATCCATGCACAGTATCGGTTAATGGTTCTTATAGAGTTGTCGGTGAAGATGATTCTAGGGAAAATAAGGTAAGTATTTCTCTCACACCTTGGCCTAGTTTTTCCAAAGAAACAACAATAGAGTTAATTACTGATTGGATTGTTACTATTACAAATCCAAAAGATGAATTAAAATCAATGTATGAAATCGAAGTTTTAGGAATTAAAGAAGATGAAACCGACAAAGATAATAGTTCTGACGAACAGGCAAATTTTGATATCGCAGATTGAAGAAGTTACTTCTGAACTTGGAGAACCTGACTGTAAATTGATTGATCCTTTTATTGTTAAGGATAATCCAATTGCAGAAAACCAAAAAATTTTAGAACCTTTTCTTTCTGGATATACAAAAGAGAATACTTTTATGATGAGTTCTGACAAGATTCTCACTCTTGCAGACCCAACACCAACACTTATTGAAAAATATCAGGACCTTATTAAAGAATGAGTCTACGCTTCTACACTAATGTTCAGTTGATTGGAAACCAGTTTCTGGTACGTGGAGTTGAAAATGGAAAGAGATTTGAAACCAGGGATGAGTTCTTCCCTACTCTTTTTGTAAAAACTAAAAAAGAGTCTAAGTATAAAACATTAAGTGGAGAATCTGTTGAAACAGTTCAACCTGGAACTGTTAGGGATTGTCGTGAGTTTTATAACAAATATGAAAATGTAGATGGATTTGAAATCTACGGAAACGACCGTTACATCTACCAATATATTTCTCAAAAATATCCAGAGGATGAAATCAAGTTTGATATTAATAAAATTAAACTTGTAACTCTGGATATTGAGGTTGCATCTGAAGGTGGATTCCCTGATGTAGAATCTTGTTCGGAAGAAATCCTTGCAATCACTATTCAGGATTATACAACCAAAAAGATTATTAGTTGGGGTGTAAAACCATTCAAGAATACTCGTAGTGATGTAACTTATCATTACTGTCCGTCAGAGTATGAACTTCTCAATCACTTTATCAACTATTGGATGATTGATGTTCCTGATGTTGTGACTGGGTGGAACATTCAGATGTACGATATTCCATATATCTGTAAGCGTCTGAATCGTGTTCTTGGTGAAAAATTAATGAAGCGTTTTTCCAACTGGGGACTTGTAACAGAAGGAGAAGTCTTTATCAATGGACGTAAGCACACTACATTTGATGTTGGTGGACTAACTCAACTTGATTATCTTGACCTTTATAAGAAGTTTACTTATAAGGCACAAGAATCATACCGTCTGGATTATATTGCTGAAGTTGAACTTGGGCAAAAGAAACTAGACCACTCTGAGTTTGATACATTTAAGGACTTCTATACCAAAGGGTGGCAGAAGTTTATTGAATATAACATCGTTGACGTAGAACTTGTTGACCGTTTGGAAGACAAGATGAAACTGATTGAACTTGCTTTGACTATGGCATATGACGCTAAAGTCAACTATGCTGATGTGTTTTATCAGGTTCGTATGTGGGATAATATTATCTACAACTATCTCAAGAAGCGTGATATTGTTATCCCTCCAAGGAACAGGTCTTCAAAGAACGAAAAGTATGCTGGTGCATATGTAAAAGAACCAAAACCAGGTAAGTATGATTGGGTAGTGAACTTTGACTTGAACTCTCTATATCCTCACTTGATTATGCAATATAACATCTCACCAGAAACTCTTTTAGAAGAGAAGCACCCGACTGCAAGTGTAGATAAGATTCTCAACCAATCTATCAGTTTTGAGATGTATAAGGATTATGCTGTCTGTGCAAATGGTGCAATGTTCCGCAAAGATGTTCGTGGATTTCTTCCAGAACTTATGGAGAAGATGTATGAGGACCGTGTAATCTTCAAGAAGAAGATGATTGAAGCAAAGAAGCAGTATGAAAAGAAAAAGACAAAAGAGTTGGAAAAGGAAATTGCAAGATGCAACAACATCCAAATGGCAAAAAAGATTTCTCTTAACTCTGCTTATGGTGCTATCGGCAATCAGTACTTCCGTTATTACAAATTAGAAAATGCTGAAGCAATCACTTTAAGTGGTCAAGTCTCCATTCGTTGGATTGAGAGTAAGATGAACGCTTATCTAAATAAACTTCTTAAAACCGAGAATGTTGATTATGTTATTGCTTCTGATACTGATTCCATTTATCTTAATATGGGTCCTGTGGTTGAAACTGTATTCAAGGGAAGAGAGAAAACTACTGAAAGCATTGTCTCGTTCCTTGATAAGGTCGCTAGTATGGAACTTGAAAAGTATATTGAAGGTTCTTACCAAGAATTGGCGGACTATGTGAATGCTTATGACCAGAAGATGCAGATGAAGCGTGAGAATATCGCTGACCGTGGAATCTGGACTGCTAAGAAGCGTTATATCCTGAATGTCTGGGACAGTGAAGGTGTGCGTTATGAAGAACCCAAACTCAAGATGATGGGTATTGAAGCAGTCAAATCTTCCACTCCAGCTCCTTGTCGTAAGATGATTAAGGATGCTCTGAAGTTGATGATGAGCGGAACAGAAGATGAGGTGATTGACTTTATTGAGAATGCTCGTAAGGA